ACCAAACCAAAAAAATAATATGAATGCACAATTCAAGGAAATAGCTAAAGAGGCTTTTATCATAGCTTATAAGGAGAACTTCGGCAATATCACCATATCTTGTGAGGCTTCTGGAGTCGGTAGGACGCAGTATAAGACTTGGTTGAAGGATGACCCTGAGTTTGCTAAGAGGTTAGCTGAAATCGAGCCTGAGGAGATAATGCTTGACTTTGGCGAACAAAAGCTGATGGAGAGGATTGCTAGAGGTGATACCTTAGCTACCATGTTCTTGCTAAAGACTAGAGGCAAGAGAAGAGGATATATCGAGAAGACTGAGGTTGCTCATGAAGGAGATGTTGTTAAGCAAATCACAGTAAATGTTATTAAGCCAAATCAAATCGGAGATATTATGAAACAGATAGACGGAGATGAACACAAGACTATAAAAGATGGTGAGATAATCAACTTTGATACGCAAGTTGAACCTGCAATGATTATTCCTGCTTACAAAGCTGGAGAAAGTGATGAAATACCACTTTATAACCATGATAAAGGGGAATTATTGGATATTAATGAAGACGGAGAGTATGAAGAGTAACCACAATAGCCTTATTTCGCATTTTAAGACGATTCTAAGGCTTTTAATACTAGGAGTAGTACTATGTGTCCATTTTATATTTAGAGGGCTTAAATGAGCCTTAAAATAGCAAATAGGATAGACACCCCCCCTACCTTCCTATAAAACCAAAAGTTTTCTAATGGTAAACACACAACCAATTTTTTAATTTTTTTTCCTATGTCTTATGAATGTAACCACAAACATCGTCTTCGAAGTACTGCAAAACAGCCAAAAAAAAATATCAGTTATGCAAGGCGGAACAAGGTCTGGCAAAACTTACAATGTATTGACATGGTTTATCGTGAAATTATTACAAGAGAAGGGGAAAACCCTAACCATTTGCAGATCCTCGTTGCCATCCATAAAAGGCTCAGTGATGAGAGACTTTATCGAAATACTCTCGAAATATGGCTTATACTCAGAAGAAAAGCACAACAAATCAGAAAATCTCTACTTCTTAGGAGGCAACATCGTAGAGTTCGTCTCTACCGATCAACCACAAAAAATAAGAGGTCGTAAAAGAAACTACTTGTTTATAAACGAGGCGAATGAGGTAAACTATGAATCTTGGATGCAGTTAGCATTAAGAACCACAGAAAAGATTGTAATTGACTATAACCCTTCGGATTATTACTCTTGGATTTATGACAAGGTTGTTCCTAGAGAAGATGCTGACTTTACTATCACTACCTACAAAGACAACCCATTTCTTGAAAAATCAATCGTAGATGAGATTGAAAGGCTTAAATCAGCCGACCATGAATATTGGCGAGTTTATGGCTTAGGGGAGAGAGCAATATCACAAGCGACCATTTATACGCATTGGAAGCGTAGAAGGAACTTCCCAGATGGCGGAGATACGTTTTACGGACTTGACTTTGGCTTTAACAACCAAACAGCCTTGGTTAGGGTTAAAAACTTTGATGGCGAGTTATTTGTCGACCAATTAATCTACGATACAAAAATGTCGACGGCGTTACTAATTGATAGGATGAGGTCTCTAGGTCTCGATAGAAATTCAGAGATATTTGCTGACCCTGCTGAACCTAAAACCATATCGGAGGTAAATAAGGCAGGATTTAACTTAAAGAGTGCTGTTAAGGATGTTTATGCAGGAATCAACAAAGTAAAATCTTTTCCTTTGCACATAAAGTCAGAGTCGTTAGATTTGCTTGATGAGATTAAAAACTACAAGTGGAAGACCGATACAGATGGCAACACACTTGATGAACCTGTGAAGTTTCGAGATCACTTAATGGACTCTATGAGGTATGCCATATACACAAAATATGCTAAACCAAAAAGAGGGTGGGTTGTATAGCCTAAAAATTTGTTACTTTTGTAAAAATAATATATAGCGTGAATTTAACGGACATACTAAAGGCAGCTAACCCTTTTAAACAAAAGGCAGCACCAAAGGTGACTTTTAACAATCCCTTTTCAGATTTTGGTGGATTGATTGGAGGAAGAACACTTTATCCAGAATTAGACCAGCAAAAATTTGTACTTGACTATAAAAACAATAGTGAGGTATATGCTATCATCAAACGTATCTCTAAAACTATTTCTACTGTTCCTTTCTATGTTTATCAAGTTAAGAACAAAAAAGAGTTAAATAGATATAAGGCTATGCTAAACAATGCTACTACAACAGCAGACATTGCCAAAGCAGAGTTAGTTCGTATAAAGGCAGTTGCAGAGATTGCTGATTCCGAATTAAACACCTTATTAGAAAAACCTAATGAATATCAATCATTCTCTGAATTTATTGAGAGTGCTATTGGTTATAAACTTATTACAGGCAATACTTACATTTGGGCGAATAGATTATCGTCTGGTAAGGTAGCTGAACTTGTTACACTCCCATCTCAATACGTTGCTATCACTTCTGATGGTACAATAAATGGGGTTGAAGGTTATTCTTTTACGCTAGTTGGATGGGATCAATTAGATGCGAAAGACGTAATCCATCTAAAATACTTCAACCCTTACTTTGACACTAACGGTAATCAATTATACGGTTTGTCGCCATTACAGGCTGCTTACAGAACTATCCAGCGTTCTAACGATGCTAAAGATACTTCAGTAGCTATGTTGCAGAATCAAGGACCTAAAGGTATCTTGTCTGCTGACGAATCAAATGACTTTGGTCCTGAAGCTGCTGGTAAACTAAAAGAAGATTTTTACAACCAGTACGGAACAAAGACTCAAGCAGGTATCTTAAAAAATGCAGGTAAGATTTTGATTGCAGGTGCTAAGTTAAATTGGATTAACATGGGATTAAGCCCTGTTGATTTGCAATTACTAGAATCAGAGAAAATAACACTTAGAGAACTTTGTAATGTGTATGGTGTAAACTCTGCGTTGTTTAATGATCCTGATAATAAGACTTATAACAACATGAAGGAAGCTAAGAAGGAAATGTTGACTCAAGTAGTCCTTCCTGAATTAGTAGCTCTTCGTGATGCGTTCAATAGATTCTTCTCAACAGAAATTGGTCAAGGTTACTATATCGATTTTGATTTGACAGTATTCCCTGAATTACAAGAAGACATGAAAGAGCTTAGTGCTATCCTTTCTCAATCTTGGTGGATTACTCCAAATGAGAAGAGAGCAGCTATGCGTTATGATACTATGGAAGGATCTGAAATGGATGAGATATTTATTCCAGCAGGTTACTTGCCTATAGACGAGTTGACTATGTTGCAAGACCCTAGAGATGCACAACAACAAAGCGACTATAATTTGCCACCTGTAAAAAGTGAAGGTTTTTTTTTGAGTAAGAACGAGCAAGTAGATGAAGTATTTACAAAGTACAAGTCTATTGTTAACATGAGTTACTCAGAATTAGAAGCCTGGTCAAATACAGAATGTTCTAAGAAAGCATCGCTTGACAGAAGCCCTATCACTAGAAACTTAAGACTATTGTCTAAGAAAAAAGAAGATTGGACTACAGCAGATGCAGAAGATGCAAACAGAACTATAAGCTTTGTTAGCAGAATGAAAGGAGCAGAACAAGGTAAACCAGCATCAGAAGGTTGTCCTTCTAAAAGAGATATATCACTTAAAAATTGGGCTTACGATCCATCAAAATAAATACTATGAAATCATTTGACATCTTAGAAAAAACAATTAATAACCTTTTAGAATTAAAAAGGATAACTAAGACAAATTCTAAAGGTATTGCTAAGGCAAATAGCCTTATAGCTTCTGGAGATATACTAAGACCAGATACATGGAAAAGACCAACGGCAGAAATGGAAAATGCTTATATAGAAGCAAATGGATATGATAAATACTGTTTATGGTTTCTTGGTGTAGACCCTGAGCTTGAAAAAGATACTAAGGGTTATTATGGTTATATCTTTACATCAGACTTTAAAACTATTGACAGAAGAGGTTTATCTGCTATAAGACAATTCGCAGCTCAAAACAATAAGGAGATTTATGATATTGCTGGAAAAATGATCGAAGCTATAGACGGAAAAGAATAATGGCTAAAGCACTTACACCATCTCAGCAGTTTGCTTTGCAACAAAAGATTGCAAGGAAATCTATTAGGGAGTTTCAGCCTAAAATAAAAGAGGCTTTACAAGCTGACTTTAATAAAGCTGCACAAATGGTTGAAGCATTAGGAGTGGAACAAGCGGCGAATAATCGTGCAGGTTTTTTTACTGGAGATAAGATTAATAATATTTTACGAACTTTGTATGAGTCAACTGGCGGTTATACTGCTATGAGATACCAACAGATGTTTGAAAAGAATAAGAAAGCGGAAGAGATTGACCTTGATCCTTTAAACATTTTGGATGAGTGGTTAATCTTTATGTTATCATATTGGACTGCGATTAGCGGACTAAAGATGTTAGGCATAGAGAATACTACTGAAAACGAAATAGCTCGTATATTAGCAAATGTTGTAAAGTATGGTCGAGAGAATGGATTGTCACAAAATGAAGTTAATTCATTAGCAATTCAAACTCTAAGAGATGGAAAGATAAATAACGCAAGGAGTTTATTAATAGCAAGAACTGAAAGCCATCAGGCATTAAGTGCAGGTGCTATGGGTGCGGTGAGATTAGCAGGTATTCCAGTATTAAAACAATGGATAGCTGCTGAATATCCAGCTAAGAGTGGTAAGCCAAGATTATGGCACAGGGATTTAGATAGACAAACGAATCCTGACAATGAAGGTGTAAGAATCCCTGTCAATCAACCATTCCTAGTAAACACTCCTGACTATGGACTAATAGAAATGCAATATGCACATGATGCAGCAGGGTTAGCAGTAAATAACTGCAACTGTAGATGCTGCACAGTTTATATAGCTTAAA